CGCGAGATTATTCGCGTTCATACGAATAAAGATATGGGCGAAAATTATGCGGTAGATTTCGCAGAGGTTGAATTTCCTCAATCGCCACAGGATGAAAGAACACATCTGGAATGGATGATGGACAAAGGATTAATGAGCCGCGAGGACTTGATAAAGCATTATAACCCGGACATAACAGAAGAAGATTTACAATCACTTATGGAAAGAGTGGATCAAAGCAGACAAGCCGAAGCCGAAGCGCAACGCCCGGAAACGGGATTGGAAGGTATCTTTGCCGGATAAAATTGTTCAACACCTTAAAAAACTTGATACACTTCGGGATAGAATTGATGAAAAGACGGATAGTATGTTTGAATTAATGGCTAAAAATGTTGATTTATTAATGAAAAATCCGAAAAACTTTATGAAAGCAATTTCTGTTGAATTTCTAAAGGAAGAAAAAGACCTATTCTCGAAAGCGAGAAAAGAAGGAAAGCAGTTAAAAAAGATTCTATGATAAAACTTGAAAGAAACTTTAAACCTTTGGATCGGGTAATTCCCGCTGATTTACATGAGCAAATTAATAAGGGAATTGATTTGATTGCTAAAGATATACAGAATGGAATCGAAGGGGGGGCGCAGTTCGGTAAGAGATTTACGCCTAATTCACCGACAACGGAGAAAAGTAAAGGCTTTAACCATCCTTTAAAAGCAACTGGTCTTATGATGGATAAAGATAGAATGATTAAAACCAGAGCAACAAAGCAGAAACAAGAAGGAACATTGCGACCTAATGAAGAACGTATTGATATTGGTTTTTATCATAACGAAGGTAAAGGCGTTCCACTTCGTCCCTGGTTTGGAATATCAGCGGATGCAGAACGAAAAGTAATGACTAAAATAGAAAAAAGTTTTGATCGTGCCATCAACCGACTCTGAAATACCAACACATTTAAGTGATATGTGGATTGTTTTAACAAACGCATTGAATATTGGTGCGCTGCGACAATCATTATCATTGGAAGAAATCATAATGAGAATGAGTTCAAGTGGTATGTCAAAAGGTGTTATTAAAGAAGCATTGATTCGTGATCTTCAAGAAGGTGGGCAAATATTTGGTGATTTTAGGAAACAATTTAAAACTACAATGAAGTGGGGTGTCGAAGAAACATCAAGGCGGGAATCGTTAGATGGTTTGGATGTTAATGCAACCAAATGGGAATGGCTTGGTATCGGTGATAAAAGTATATGCAAAGATTGTTCAGATCGAAACGGAATGGGCATAAGAGAATGGACAGATTGGGAAGCAATGGGATTACCGGGTGGCGGTTCAACTATTTGCGGGGCAAATTGTAGATGCAGAATGGTAATTGCTGAATCAGTAGATAAACCGGTAGGTGGAATTGTATTAAAAAAATTATGAAAGATTTAATCAACTCAAACAAGAGGTTAAAATGACAGAAGAAAAAGTCGAAGTCCCAGACGTAAAACAGGACACCACTCCCGTTGCAAGTGAAGAAAAGCAACCCGTCAGTCAAGTTCCTTATGCACGATTTAGCGAACTTGTGGACGAAAAAAACACGTTAAAGGTTGAACTTGATTCTATTAAAAAACAGAACAAGGAACAGGCTGAAAATCGGAAACTGAAGGACATGGAAGAAAAGGGCGAATACGAAAAGATCATGGCGGAAATGACTTCCAAACTTCAAACTGCCGAAACAAAAGCCAAAGCCTTTGACGATTATCAGGCATCCCGGCGAGAGTCGTTATTATCGAAACTGCCTGAAGAAGATCGTGCTGTTTACGATGGACTTCCTTTGGAAAAGTTGGAAGTTCATGTTGAAAAAGTCAATACGAAACCTTCACCGGCTTCCGTTGATAACTCGAAACCATCGTCAACTGGTGGATATGCTTCATTTGAAGAATGGGCGCAACTCGATCCTGATGGATACGCGAAGGCTCACAGTCCGCAAACATCTGGGGAAATAAAACTCGGTTATGGCGGCTGATCTTTTAAAACAGAAGTTTGATCCAAACAACGATTTAAAACATCGTAAAGTTGATGGCGGTCAAGATATTGAATGTACTTACAAGGGTTCAAAAGTCAGTTACAATGATTACATTGATATTCATGAAGAACGTGGCGAAAGAATCGTTAAGGGTAAGAAACCCGATAGTGTTGGTATGTTCAGCGGGTTCGGACCGGGAACAATGAAGAAGCCGTATGATGACTAATTTTTTTAACTACCTTACTGGACGGCGTGGGCGTGAAACCTCATTCCGAAAGAGATGGTATAATATAGGGAAGTTTTAAAATGGCTGAAACTGATACCGGCGTAGCCGCTGGTGGTCTTGGTAAGACCATCGGCGATGCGATAATCGCCTTTAATCATACGAACGTGATGTATCCTTTGGTTACTGTCAAACAGGCAGTTCAAGGTGCAATCACCGTTCAATTTCCAGAATACACAAAGATCGCATCTTCAAGCGTAGGTGCTGCAACCGATGGTTCGGATTATAGTACCGTTACTTCTGTTACCACAACCGCCCGATCTGCAACCGTATCAGAACACGTAATTCGTGCTGACGTTTCGGATTTGGCAAGAATGGGTAACGCTGATGATCTTACTGGCAACGTAGGAGCAGTTCTTGGGAACGCCGTCGCTGCCAAATTAGATGACGATCTGGTGGAACTTGGAAAAACCTTTTCACAAACACAATCTTCTGCGGGAACAGCACTTGCTCTTTCACACGTATTCGGATCGATGAGATTGCTCCGAAGTGCCGGGGCTCCGTTTCCGTATAACCTGGTGTTAAGTCCGAAATCCATGTGGGGACCAAAAGGAATAATTGGTTTACTCCACGATGCCGCTGTTACAGGCTCAAATGCTAAACCTCTTTCAATTATGGGAGATAAAGGAAATGAAGCAATGGCAGCCGGGTGGGTTGGATCAATCGCGGGTTTTGATTGCTACTGGTCAGACCAAATTGATGAGGATGTATCTTCGGGAGGGGATGCAGCGAACTTTGCATTTAGCAAAGGGGCAGTCGGTTTGGCAGTTGGACCGGAAGGCCTTTTCAGAATTGAAACCGAAAGAAACGCAAGTTTCAGAACCACAGAATATGTGGCGACCGGTTTCTGGTCTGAAGTGGAAACAAAAGACGCCTATGGCGTTTACATCTTAACGGATGTTTCATAATCTTAATTGATTAACTGGTGATGGGCGGGGTTTATCCCCGCCTGTTACAAGGAAAGAAAAATGGAAAAATATTATAAAAAGCCGAATGGAATGGTTATCAAATACGATCCGACAAAACATAGCGAGAAATCGATGAAGGAACGGTTTGAAGAATGTAATGCTGATGGAAGCAAACCAAAGCCAAAGGCAAAAAAAGAAAAAGAATAATTTAAACCAAAATGCCCATGAGATCGACAGGCTCGGTAAGGCATTTAAAGGAGAAAAAATATGTCAATAAGACAATATGCCGTTGTTGAAGCACAGAATTTAGCGATGGGACAAGCCGGATCAATATTTGTAACGGGAACAACCGCAGTTACTTGCGGGGCGGGTTCGGGTGTCTTTGTTGCAATCCAATTTACCGAGGATACGGTATTCGCTTCCGGTAGTGGGGGACTAATCGCAGAAACAGAACAATTATACCCGGATGATACGGGTGCGGGTACATTGATCGATGCCAATGGTGGGGCAGCAATCGATGGTGAAACTTTCCCACAGGGAATGACGATTTACGGAAGATGGACCGGATTTACTTTGGCATCGGGTGCTTGTTTAGCATACGTTGGTTAAATGTTAAAATTAGGACTATCAGTATTAACAATACCTAATCAGGTTGCACGATTAGTGCGAGATTTATGGAGAAGTATTAATGACACTTGGGATTTGGAAGAACGCAAGTGGCAAAACATTGTTTAAAAACACTTATGGCCATGTCAGACAATTTCGGGCGGTAAGTCATAAGATTAAAAAGGAAATAGGAGAATAATATGGCAGCTTTAGGCGCACAAAGTATTGCTTCATCATACGAACAACTTTTACACGTTGATGCGGATGGTGGTGGTAATTCTACAACACACGTTAGCGTAAAGGACGGCGATAATGGAACGACCTTCGGGTTTACTATCGCATCCGATGCGTTAATGATGTCAAGCACAAACCGATTAGAATTTGGCGACACAGGAACGTATATACATCAATCGGCAGACGGTGTGCTTGATCTGGTTTCTGATACAGAGATTGAAATAAACGCAACCACAATCGATATGAACGGTGCGTTAGATTTATCCGGGAATGCACAATTAAGCGGGACAGTAACCGTTGGTGCTGATGGAAGCGGAACGGATGTGATCTTTTATAGCGGAACGGCGGGTGATAATCTTACTTGGGATGCTTCAGCGGAGAAACTAACTATCACCGGGACTGATGGACAAACCGCATTAGATGTTGCCGATGGAAATTTAGTGGTTGCCGATAGTGTAGATATTGAAGGTGATATTGATGTTAATGGAACAGCAAATCTTGACATTGTTGATATAGACGGTGCGGTTGATATGGCAACCACATTGACATTGGCGGGTAATGCAGATTTTAATGGAGATTTAGATGTAGACGGTACG